ACATTCACCCTCAAGGTGCGGTCACCTACCAGCACATGGGAGATAACCAGCCAACCGCGCTCCACCCTCACAGAAGGATCAAGCCGATGAGTAGTGCAGACCTGACTTCCTACAATAGCACGGCTTGCGCGACTGATGGCTGCGGAGGCATTGCAACGCATCGCTTTGAGAGCGGCGGTGTCGGCTCGATATATTGCCCCGATTGCATCGGCAAGATCGCTGCCATTTCCTCCCGCCCCCAGCCCTCCCCGAGTAGTGCAGACATCAGCGATGCCGAAGTCGAGGCGGCGCTTGTGGCATGGTTTGCTGATGAAGCCAGTAATCTGACAGATGCGCCGCCAACAGACCTTGAACGATGGCGGGCTGATATGCGCGCCGCCCTTGAAGCCGCAGCCGCCACCCGCCGCGCTCAATCGGCGGTCGTGGGGGATGGGCTTGCTTATGCGGTGAAGGGGCTCGACATGATCCACAACGGATTGATGGACCCAACTAGGCCGCGCCAAGCGGTTGGCGAGGTGTGCGCTCACTTTCTTGTGGGACGACCTGATACCCGAGAACATCCCGCTGGATATCCGTTACGCCTCATTCAAAGCTCGTCTTGCCAAGACAATAAACACTATCAACTACCCATAGGATTAGCACTACCATGACCGAACCAGAAGCCATCAAGGCAATGCAGGAAATGGGTTGGAGCCAGAGGCAGGTTGATAAAACACTACGTCTCATGCGACAAGGCTATACGTCTATCAATATCGAGGCGCACTTAGATAAGTCGAGCCTTATGCATCAAACGGTTAGGTGATTGAGAATATGGCAGGCAACGCGAACAGCGGCAGGAGGGAAAAGCACTTCCTAACGGCCCTCCTTATGGAGCTAAAATCGGCTGGGTCTGACATGCCAAAGCTGCGCAACATTGCCCGAGCGCTCATTGCCAAAGCTGAGGAAGGCGACATGGCTGCTATCAAGGAGTTTGCCGACCGAATTGATGGTAAGGTGCCACAGGGGCTGGAACATACAGGCCAGATCGACACACGAACCTCAGAGCTAACGGATGATGACCTTGAGCGTATCGCCACAGCAAGCAGCGACAGAGCTTTTGAGGCGCCGGAAAGCCCGTCGAAGCTTAATTGACTACGCCCGCTACATTGATGTTCCCGGCGCACCGCTAACCGATCAGGACGAGAACACAGACGCGGCTAACAGGCCCATAGAGACTGAACTAGCCGAACATCATGTCCTAGCCCTTGGCGCTATCCAGCGATGCATTGAGAAGCCTAACGGAAGGCTCATGCTGCTCATGCCCCCAGGTAGTGCCAAATCCACATATGGCAGCGTCGTTGCCCCTTCATGGATTATGGGCAAGATACCGAACTACCGCATGATTGGCGTGTCCTACGGTTCGGACATGGCCCGTAAGTTTGGCAGGCGCACCCGTTCGATCATCAAGCAAGAGAAGTACGGCATTCTGTTCAACACGGGCTTGTCTGCGGAAAGCGCTGCAGCGGATGAATGGGCCTTGGGCAACGGTAGTGAATACATGTCAGGCGGCATCCTGTCCGGCATCACTGGCAACCGTGCTGACTGTGTGGTGGTGGACGATCCGTTCAAGGGGCGCCAGGACGCAGACAGCGAGGTTATTCGAGAGCGCACCATTGCCGAGTATCAGGAAAGCGTTCTTACCCGTCTAAAGCCCGGTGGCTCGCTCATCATCATCAACACCCGCTGGCACAATGGTGACCTGTCAGGCTCAATCCTGCCCGAGGACTATAACGGCGAGAGCGGCATTATCCATTGCCGAGACGGTGAGGATTGGGAGGTTGTGTGCCTTGCTGCCAAGTGCGAGCGATCCGACGATCCTCTGGGCCGCAAGATTGGTGAGTACATATGGCCTGAGTGGTTCGGTGCTGATCATTGGGCCAAGTTTGAACGTCTCCCGCGCACATGGTCAGCGCTATTCCAGCAGCGGCCATCCCCAGACAGCGGCGACTATTTCAAGCGCGAATGGATACACCTAGCTGATAGCCTGCCTGACAGGGCCAGCCTGACAGTTGTAGGTGGGTCTGACTATGCAGTGACCAGCGACGGCGGGGATTATACCGTGCATGGCGTCCTGGGGCTTGATCCTGAGGGCAAGCCATGGCTGCTCGATCTGTGGCGCAAGCAGGCAAGTTCTGATGTATGGGTTGATGCGTTCTGCGATCTGGTGCTGAAATGGAAGCCTCTGGGATGGGCTGAGGAAACAGGGCAGATCAAGTCAGGCGTTGGGCCGTTCCTCCTCCGCAAGCAGCTTGATACGGGCGCCTATGTGGCCAGGGAGCAATTCCCGACCAGAGGCGACAAGGCGGTTAGAGCGCAGTCATTCCGTGGCCTGATTGCGACAAGGGGCCTGTATATCCACAAGGATGCACCATTCCTAAGCGACCTTATCAGCGAGATGATGAGCTTTCCCGTTGGTGTGCATGACGATCAGGTTGACGCTCTGGGCTTGATTGGTCAGTTGATCGACAGGCTGTTTGCGGGTAAGGTAGTTGTTAATGAGAACACAGGACCTGCACCACAGCGCGGCCAGATCAGACCGCCACCAGTGGCGCAGCGCAAGCCTACGCAGATCAAGTTTTGAGGGATGGTAATGCCTAGACGCAAAGACGGATCATATGCACTACCAGCACTGTCTGAGGAGCAACGCGAGATTATCCAAATTTTGCAATATGACGTAAAGTTTGGGAAATTCGTGAACAAGGACGTTTGGGTCTTTGCGGAACACAATTCAGAGCCGCCCGTTCTAGCTCAGAAGGAGAATATACCATGACCAAATCCAAGATTTCCAAGACCGACCGTGAAGCCCTTGTGGCCCGTGGTTTCGTAGAGGGTCAGCCCAACACGATCCCCGAGAACATCAGCCCTGTCCTCAAGGCTCAGCTTCTGGCTGAGATGGATGAAGATGCATCTGGCTCGACGCCGGGTGAGGCTGGTGGCCCAGAAGCCCTTGCCGCTCGAAATGAGCGCCGTGATGTGGCTACCGAACGTGACCCACTCGACCACGATAACAATGGACGCAAGGGTGGAGTTGCTGCTAAGAAGTAATGGGGCGCCGCATTAGCGGAGTATTCTAAGCCGTTTGCATATCGTACGTGCCTATCGCCTTAGTCCCCCATTGGCCTCAGCCCTCAACCGGCTGGGGCTTTTTCTTGTGCGGCTTGATTGTTCATTCCAGACGCGATAATGTCTTTCAACCGTTCGGGAAAGATAGCGCTTTGCATGGCTGATCCAATCGCGCCCTATGATTTTGAGCAGATGGTGAAGGATGAGCCCAAATCATCCGCGCCATGGATTGAGCTTATCGTTCAGGGCGAGCGCGCCTTTCAGAATTACAACGACCGATCCGACAACGTAGACAAGCTCTACGCTGACATGAACTACCTAGCCAACATCACCAGAGACAGGCAGTTCAACCTGTTCTGGTCCAATATCGAGGTTCTCAAGCCTTCGATCTATGCCCGTCCGCCTGTGCCGGTCGTTACGACCAAGTTCAAGGATCGTCGCCCCGTCTATCGCACGGCATCGGAGTTTCTGGAGCGCTGTTCCAATGTCGCCTTTGACCTGACCTGCATCAATGACGTTATGCTGGGCCTGCGCGATGATCTGGCTATCCTGGCACGCGGCGCGGCTTGGGTTCGGTACGAGACAAAATCCGAGAGCGATGGCGAGACAGAGCGTGTCTGCATCGAATGGCTGCATCGGCGTGACTTCCTTCATGAGCCTGCTCGTAACTGGCCCGAGGTTGGCTGGGTAGCCCGTCGCGGCTGGATGACGCTTGAGCAGATGAAGAAGCGCTTCCCCAAGATTGATGAAGTCGATCTGATGGGTGCAGACTTCCAGCGCCGCGAGGGCGAACGCTCAAACGACAACAGCGCCTATAATGATACGACCCTCAAGGCTGGCGTTTGGGAGATTTGGCACAAGGCCGAGGATCGCGTTGTATGGGTCAGCAAGGGCGTTATGCCAATCCTTGATGAGGATAAGCCACACCTTAAGCTGGAGGGCTTCTTTCCCGCTCCCAAGCCCGCTTATGCGACTACAGAGCGTGCTACACTGATCCCCGTCCCTGACGTAATGCAGTACAAGGATCAGCTAGAGGAAATTAATGAACTCACGGCCCGTATTCATGCGCTGGCTTATGCGCTCCAGGTTCGCGGCTTCTATCCGGCAGGTTCGGGCGAACTCGGGGACGCGATTGAAAGCGCGCTTGCCCAGACGACAAACGACAAGGTTCTGATTGGCATCTCCAATTGGGCAGCATTCGGCGTTGGAGCAGCCAAGGACAGTATTGTTTGGTTGCCAACCGATATGGTGGCCACGACCATTACGCAGTGCGTTGAGCTACGCCGCCAGATGATTGATGACGTTTATCAGATCGTGGGCCTGAGCGACATTCAGCGCGGCGCTACCGAGAGTGACGAGACATACGGCGCTCAGCAGCTAAAGAACCAGAACGGTTCCTACCGTGTTCGGGACAAGCAGAACGAACTGATCCGCATTGCGCGTGATCTGGTGCGTATCGCTGCCGAGATTATGGCTGAGAAGTTCAGTCAAAAGACGCTGCTTGAGATGAGCCAGATGGAAATGCCGACCGACGCTGAGATCAAGCGCGGTGTTGGCGATCTGGAAAAGCAGGCGCGGCAAATCCAGCAGCAGACCAAGGCTGTGTTAGAGCAGGCACAGGCTGACCCAGAAATTCAGGCAGTTGTGCAGCAAGACCCCCAGAAGGCCGAACAGATCATGGCCAAGATGGAGGAGGAAGCCCAAGGCCAGATTGCCCAGCTTCAAAAGCAGGCGGAGGAACTACAGTCCACAGTCACCATTGATCAGGTGATGAAGTTCCTGCGCGATAACAAGATCAGGCCCTTTGTGCTCGATATCGAGACTGATAGCACGATCTTCCCCGATGAGAACGCAGAGAAGCAGTTGCGCAGCGAGTTCCTGACCGCCTTTGGTGCGGCCATGCAGCAGATCGCCCCATTGGTCAGCGCAGTGCCTGAGAGCGCGTCATTCGCAGCCGAAATCCTGCGGTTTGCCCTTGCGCCATTCCGTGGTGGCCGTGTGCTGGACGCTGCCATTGATGAATTCGCAGATCAGATGATCGAGCGTTCCAAGCAGCCACAGCCGCCTAATCCAGATGTACTCAAGGCGCAGGCCGACGCCGAAAACGCCAAGGCCAAGACTGCCTTTGACATGCAGAAGCTCCAGCAGGAAGGCCAGTTCAAGGATCGTGAGCTAGGCATCAAGGAGCAAGAGCTACAGCTTCGCCAGCAAGAGATGCAGATGGCGCCACAGGTTGAAATGGCCAAGGCCCAGGTTAAGGCTCAGGGCGATGCGCAGGCCAAGCAGCTTGATGCAGAGGTTGCCGTTACCCGCGAACAGGCGCAGTTGAACGCCGATACCCAGACAACGCAGATGTCCCTTGAGGCTGAGGCTCTTATCGAGCAGCAGACACAGGCGGCAGAGAATGCCCGATTTATGCAAGAGCAGGCATTCAAGCGCGAAGAATTGCAGGTTAACACGGCGCTGGCTTACGACGAATTAGCGGTACAGCAGCAAACAGCCGAACGGGCAGCGGAGGCCAAGGCCAATGCGCCTAAACCGAATGGGGCCGCACGATGAGCCGCTATGCACGCCGCCTGATGCTTGATGTGAGAAACGCATATCCTGGCGTTTTGGGAATTCAGCAGATTATGCTTGTTCAGTATAACGGCATGCTGGTGACGTATAACGGTGCACTGGTGACGGCGCCCAACCCCGGCCAGCAGGTGAGCCCAAATGCCTGATTTTGACGATTACGAGCTCATAGCCTTTATCAATGCCCTGCAAGGTACGCTGGAAAGCGCTACGCCGGGTAATGGCGTTCTGGCATCTGCGGCGCAGGCTATTGCTGGCGCCAACGCAACGGCAATCATGACGCCGTTCACGACCCAGCAGGCTATTTCCAATACAACCTTCTCATTTGCTCCAAGCAATCAGGCTGTTCCGCTTTCGACTGACCCGACTGGCTATTATCTCGGCAAGGGCAGCACGGCAGACGATGACTTCGAATGGATGACCATTCCTGGCGGCGGCACGGTTACGGGTGTAACTGTTGCCACGGCTAATGGTTTCGCTGGTACGAGTGATGCCAACCCGCTTACGCCAACAATCACGCTTACCACGACCATTACGGGCCTGCTGGAAGGCAATGGCACCGCCTTCGCAGCGGCTACCGTGACGGGTACTGGCAATGTCGTTAGAGCCAATAGCCCATCTCTGGTGACGCCTAATCTGGGAACGCCGAGCGCCATCAATCTGGCTAATGCTACGAACTTTCCCCGCGAACAGCAGCGCGTCACGGCTGTCGCTTCCACAGCCACTTTGACCCCGAACGCCGACACGACAGATATTGCGGCTGTGACAGCGCAGGCGGCGGGACTGACAATTGCGGCCCCGACCGGAACGCCGGTTGATGGCCAGCGCCTGACGATCCGCATTTGTGATAACGGAACTACCCGCGCCCTTACGTGGAATGCAGCGTATGTGGAGTTTGCGGCTGGGCAATTGCCGGTTGATACGATTGCCAACAAAACCATCTATGCCATCTTCTGGTATAATTCCTCCTCCATGGCTTGGGAACTGGTTGGCGGCAATCCCGTCGCTGGGGTTTGGGGTGAATAATGGGTAGAGGTCCGGCAGTTGTTGTTGTCGAAAGCGGCGGATCGCCTTTCACCCAGGTTGACGATGGGGTAAGTGCACCACCGTTTACGGCTGTAGAGGAGCGCGGGACACCGATTACGCTGGTAGATACTGGCGGGTTCCCGGCAAACCTGTTCAACCCCGATGGTACGGTCTATGGCGGTGATATCCCGTTTGAGGCCGACTTTGCGCGTAATCGGTATCGCTGGAATGGCGTGCTTTATTTCGATGAAGCTACGTTCCTTGCCGCTGTCGGTGGCGTAGCGGTCGGTAATGTCATTACGGTTGGTCCATATATCGCGCCTGATGCACCTCAGCTCATTACCAACGGGCAATTCACCACCGATCTTACCGGATGGACCAGCGTTCTCAACGGTATATCAACGGTAGCTGTCGTCACGTCTCGGGCGCAGATGGTGTCCGATGGGACAACCGGCACAGGCGGTGGCGGGGCTGGACTAACCCAAACAATCACTACCGTTGATGGGCAGGCCTATTACCTGACCTATACCAATGGTACAGCATCCAGCGCCAACCGTGTCGGAACAACACTCTATGGCTCTGACCTTGGTGGCGGCGGTACGCAGTCGGCTGGCGCCCGTTCGTCAATCTTCTCATCTAATGGTGTAGCAGCATTTATCTACTTCTTCCGACAGGGTGCCGGGACGGCGACGGTAGATGATGTGTCGGCCAAGGTGGCGCTGCCGTTCCTGAACTACACGCCAGCCAGCATTACGATCAAAATTGAGGGCAAGACGCCATCAACGGCTTCCGGCACAAAGGACGCCTTTGAGCTGAGCGGATCGCCTAATACAAATGTTCGCATCGGCTATAATTCATCGGGACATATGACTGTCAGCGTCTTGCGCTACAACAGCCCTGTTGCGTCTCTGGACCTTGGCGCAGTTGCCGGCGCTACGGATTTTTCCATCATTGCCTCTCTTACAACCAATGGGTTCTTTGCCCAGCTCAATGGCGGACTGATCGTTTCTGATACTGCTGGCATTCTTCCCGGCCTTGGGCTTATGACCATTGGCAGCGACGTTGCCGGCAATACGTGGGGCAACGGCGAGATTTACCGGATTGCCATCGGTGGCGCCGGACTTACCGAGGGCTACAGGACCGAGGGCGACAGTTTCATGGGTGGCGCGGTAGGTGTATCGCTTCCCACGACCATGCAAACCCTCATGGCGAAGGCTGTGGTCAATACGGGCGTC